CGACGACGAGGTGTTCGGGACGGCCGCGGCGCAGGTGAAGGGTACAGCGCAGGACCAGGAGGTCAGGCGGGGAAATCGAAACCTGACAATCCGGTCGGAGCACGCCGCGACGGTACAGGCCGCAACGACCCGGGCCGGATGGGAAGCGAAGATCCGGGCAGCGCGGGGCGACGCGATCTCGGTCACGGTCCAAGGCTGGACGCAGGCCGACGGCACACCATGGCCTGTGAACGCACTGGTTTACGTCGAGAGTGACCTACTCGGGATCAAGGGGGACCTCCTGATCGCTCAATGCGTTCACACTCTCGACGAGTCGGGCACCACGACGGAGATGACTTTGCGACGCCCGGACGCGTTCATTCCGGAGCCGGTGATCGCCGCGGGATCGTCCGGCGCCTGGAAAGAGCTGAGGTTCGGCGTATGAGCTTTGGTGCTCAAATTCGGAACCTTATTGCGCGCGCTGTCGTGAACCTTGTGGACGACGGGAAGCACTTGCAGATCGTGCAGCTTGGAGTGCTCGCTGATGAAACCGTCGAGGATATCGAGCGGTTTCAAAACTACGGATTCACGAGCAACCCTGCGACCGGCGCCGAAGCCGTGGTTCTGTTCGTGAATGGCCAAAGGGATCACGGCCTTGTTGTTTCGGTGGACGACCGCCGGTATCGAATCGCGAATCTCGCGTCGGGCGAAGTTGCGGTGTATGACAAGAATGGGAGCAAGATCACGTTGAAGGCCAATGGGGACATCGACATTGCTCCGGCCTCCGGCAACGTCAACGTGACCGGAACGTTGAAAGCGTCCGTGGACGTGCAGGTCGGGTCGGTCTCACTGAAGAATCACGTTCACACGTCCGGTTCGTTCACGACGCCGAGCGGTGCCGTCACCGGAACCTCGGGTACTCCGATATGAGCGACCTCGCCCTCGTGTGGAATCCTGCTCTGAACCGGGCGGATCTCGACTTCGGAAAAGATGTGAACGGCGGAACGGATCTTCCGTCGTTCACGATTCCCGATTCGAACGACTTCCTTCCTGAGGACGGTCTGAATACGGCGGTGCTTCTGTCGCTCTTCACGAACCGCAGGGCACTCCCGGGCGACGTTCTTCCCGTCGCGGGAATGGATCAACAAGGGTGGTGGGGAGACACGCAATCCCCTCTGTTGAATGAGCAGATCGGATCTCGGTTGTGGCTGCTCGCCCGGTCGAAGACCACTCCCGAAGTCTTGACCAAGGCCGAGGACATCGCGCGCGAAGCGCTTCAGTGGCTCATTGACGACAAGGTCGCTTCGACGGTCGATGTGACTGCCGCGCAAGGCGGCACGTCGCTGATCCCGGTGCTCGCTCTGACGGTCGCGATTCACAAGCCGGAAGGCACTGCGGCCACGTTCAAATACAACTTGCAGTGGACGGCGCAGAAAGGGGAAGGCTGATGGCATTCGTTCGCCCCACTCTTGCGGAACTCGTGACGCGGGTGACCGCCGACTTCGTTTCGCGCTTGGCACCCGCCGGGACACTGTTGCGCAAATCGATGGTGCTCGTTCTCGCGCGCGTGATCGCGGGCGCAACGCACATGCTGCACGGCAACCTTGCATACGTCGCGAATCAGTTGTTCGCCGACACGGCGGACTTCACTTTTCTGGTTAGGATCGGGACACTCTTCGGGGTGCCGCCAAAGGCTGCGACGTTTGCAACCGGAAACATCACGGCGACCGGAACCAACGGATCGACGATTCCGATCCACACACTTCTCCAGCGCTCCGACGGCACTGAGTACCAGACGACGGCCGGCGCTACGATCTCGAGCGGCTCGGCTGTGATCCCGGTGACTGCTCTCCTCGCCGCGACGTCTGGCAACTGCGACACCGGTACGCAACTGAACTTCGAGTCGCCCGTCTCAGGCGTCAACTCAGCCGTGACTTGCTCGGACGCTGACGGCCTGACCGGTGGCAACGACCCCGAGACGGTGGACAACTATCGCCCGCGCGTACTTGAGCGCTTGCAGTTGCCTCCGCAAGGCGGCGCGGATGCGGATTACGTCGAGTGGGCGACCACCGTTCCCGGAGTCACGCGCGCGTTCGTGTACCCGGGCGAGCAAGGGTTAGGCACGGTTGTCGTGCGGTTCCTGACGGATCATCCGGACGGTTCTGACCCGACTCCCGATTCGCCTACTATCACTGCTGTGCAGGATTACCTCAACACCGTGCGGCCAGTGACGGCCGACGTCGTCGTGATCGGTCCGGTGGCGAACCCGGTGAACTTTATCTTGCAGGTCACGCCGAACACATCCGACGTTAAGAACGCGTGCACGGCGCAGTTGAAGGATCTCCTCGCGCAAGGTCAAGCCGCACCCGGCGCGACGATCTTCATCTGGCAAGTGCGTCAAGCGATCGGCGGGACGCCCGGACTCACGAATTACAACATCACAGAGCCGCTCGGCGACATCGCGCAGACAACCAACCAGTGGGCGGAACTCGGCACGGTGACGTACACATGAGCAACCGAATTCTAGACGACGCTGCGTTGCCTGCGGTGAAAGAAAACGCGCGGAACATCCCGGTCGGCGGCCAGGCGAAGAACTTCAGCGCCGACGCCGATTGGAACGAACAGCGCGGATGGTTGTCCGACCTGAAAGATCTCGTGTTCGCCCGCGTTGCGAACTGGTTCAAGTTCTCTCACAACACTTCGCCTCCGTCTCCAGCGGCGAGCACTGCGATTCTCAGCAGCAACGGGGGGCAGCTCCACATCTCCGAAAATGGGTTTCCCCGCGTCTGGATCAAGTCTCTCGACTACGTGAACGCGGGCGACAAGCGCTTCGGGTTGAACGGCCTCGGCACGGTGGACGATGCGGCCGCTTTGACGGCGGCGATCAACGCAACCGTCGCTGCGAGTTCAAGCACGAAGAAGGGCTGTCTTGTCCTCCCGAGCGACGTTCTGATCCGGATCCGAAGCGCGGTCACAATCGCGCCTGCCAATGGATTCGCGATGGTCGGAACGGGCTCGCAGTCGTCGGTGATCCTCGCGGACCCAACTACGCCCAATGATGACGGCTTGTGCCCGGATACTAACGCGTACGGGCGCTTCGAGGGCTTCGGAATCATCGCCCATCCCTCGAATCCCGTCGGCACCATGCTGCGCTTCAAGGCGTCGAGCGGCAATTCCCATCAGCACCGTATTTCGGATGTCGTAATCACTCTGGCCGATGGGTCGCGGCTCGCGTTCCAGTACGGGATCGCTTTCGATTCCGCGGGCCAGAACTCCGAGGTGCAATACGAAAACGTGGTGATCGAGGGTTACAGCGAAGCCGGTATTTATCTGCCCTTCACGCAGTCCAAGGGCCATGTCATGCGCAACGTTCAATGCAATGGACGTTGGGACGGAGTGGATCACACCGCGAACGGTGGCAAGTTTGGTGTGAAGGCAACCGGCGGAAGCTTCCAGTTTCGCGACGGTGGCGTCGGTGCGAACCGTGGTGCGGGCTTCTTCGTTGGCGCCGAGACCGAGCCGATCATCATTTCCGGCGTGGACATGGAAGAAAATTATCAGCTCTATGGGAGCGGAGATCCGAGCAGCGGCATGGTAGCGAGCGCGTCGATTCAGGAAGTCCTGATCGAGGGCTGTCGTTTCGATAGCGAGTTCATTGACCCAACCGGGATCATCCAGGTCAATAACGGCTGTCTCAACCTTCGGAACAACATCCTGAGAGGCTTCAACGCCGTGGCGCTGATCGCGTTCGCCCCGTCTGGGTTCGTTCGCGGGAACCGAATCGTAGATAACCAGTTTCTGTCGCCAGACTCAAAGGCCTACGACCCTGTCGTTATCTATGGTGCGGTCGCTTCATTGAACATCCGTCAGTGCATCGAAGTACACGGAAACACGTACGCGGCTATGGATTTCACTCCGACCCCACGTGACGAGACTCTTCAGCGTGAGAGCACAGCAGGAACTTATTTCGGCGGAAGTCTCGACGGGCTTGGCCTGCATCAAGACATGTACGCGGTAGACCTGACGAAGTTCAATGCAGCGTCGCCTTCGCAAACGATCGCGATGCCGCAGACTCAGCCGAAGGGGTTCACCTACGAGGAGTTCCGCGCGCACCTCCGTGAGTACGCGATCGTCACGGGCGCGTTTACCTTGACGATGCGCGTCGGCACCTCGAGCGGCGGCGATGAGCTGTTGCAAGACATCGTGGTCGGTGATTCCGGCGTCGGAGACGATGTGAAGTACTACGGCGACGACCCGACCGAGCGGGGCTCAATGATGATGATGTCGGGTGGCCACATGCCCGCCGGCTCGGCGACGTCGCAGGTCTTCGTGACCGTCACGATCTCGAGCGGAAACCTCGGTGACGGCATGACCTCGAACATCACCCGCGGGCTGCTCGACTTCCCCGTGAAGTACTCACTTCAGCCGAGGTTTCTGGCCTAATGGCATCCATCGATTACAGAGGCGGTGTCGTGACGGTCAACGGCGCGATGGGCGCCTTGCTCAAGTACAAGGCAACGACCGGGATCACGGCGCACTCGGGCGGCGGACAGGGCAGCGCCGTTGCGCTCGTCTCGGATCGCAACTTCGTCACGACCTCCGGCGCCGACCACGACTCGGTCAAGCTCCCGACAGGCGCGCTCGGCTACGACCTTGTCGTCGTGAACGCGAGCGCCACGCATTCCGTGGACATCTATCCGACGTCGGGCGGACAGATCGACGCACTTGGCACCGATCAGCCCTACACGCTTGCGGCTGCGTCTGTGCGCCGGTTCTACGGGCAGTCCGCAACGCAGTGGTTCTCGGGGGCCTAGCGCATGGGTTCCCTTGCCGAACCACTGGCGTCACCACTCGGCGGCGACACCGTCGAGAGTTCCGAGCAGGTGACTCGGATGCTGACGTTTTTGCTTCCGCCGGGAAACCTCTTCCATCTCGAACCGACGAGTGATCTTTACAAAACACTTTCGGCAATGGCGATCGAGTTCGCCTATGTCATTCAGCGCGGGTTCGACCTGATCACTGAGTCGCTGCCGAACACCGCGACCGAAACGATCGATTCTTGGGCGGCGGAACTCGGACTTCCGGATGTTGCGGTTCCGGCGTTCGAAGGTCTGACCCTTGCTCAGAAGCGAAATGCGTTGACGCAGAAGTACACCGGACGCGGGGGGCAGTCCCCTGCATTCTTCATCTCACTGATCGAAGCGTGCGGTTACACGACCGTGTCGATCATCGACAACCTGTGGAGCACCGTTTGCCTTGCTGGTCGAGCACGCGCCGGCGACCGGTGCCGCGGAGGCGACTGGGCGTTTCTTTGGCTTGTCACCTGCCACGCTGGACCGGACGCGTTGCCGACGTCCAATCTCGAAGCGGTCGTGAACCGCGCCAAGCCATCGCATACTGCGGTGCTCTTCACTTACATTTGAGGTCGCAATGCACCGAACAGACGCGCCAGACTTTGCTGCCGGAAACCTCTTCACTGACGGCGATCCGGGAATGGGCGTTCCGGCGACCGTCATCGACGACGCGTGGCTGAACGACATTCAAGAGAACGTGTGCCGTTTGCTCGAAGCGTTGAACGTCACCTTGGTCAAGGGCAACTACGATCAGCTCGCGACGTTGCTGAAAGCGCGAGTGTCACGAGCCTGGGCATTGATTCAGTACAACGCCGGAACGATCAGCATTACGGCGGGTCAAAACGTGTCCGGTGTCGCTGTGGACAGCACGAATTTTCTACGCCTGACGTTCGTCAATGCGTTCGCGGACGCTGGAAGTGGCAACGCGGTCTATGGAGTCAGCGTGACTCCGAACACCCCGGCAACGCAAGCCGCGAGTGTCCTGCACGGCGCGTCGTCCCGTCACAAAACGACCACGGTCGATATCAGTCTTCGAAATTCTTCGGCGAACAGCAACGTCGATTTTTCAAGCGCTACCGGGTTTGTTTTCGTGGACGTCCGGGCGGTGTAAGGAGATTCTATGAACTCGATCAACTTTCTTGCCGGTGCACGTACCTCGAAGGGACCCGGGTTCTTCGCCCGCCTCGGTCTCGGTTTTCGGGCGTTCTGGAACGTCCTTCGCGATCGCACAGTGGTCTACGGGTGTGACGTGGACTGGAAAGCCCAAGTGATCAAGACGTCAAACGGCGCACTTGCGCCCTACGTGACGTTCGTTCCATGACCCGACTCCCGATTCCTGATAAGAGGTAGAACATGCTTCCTTACCAAGGCTGGCCGCAACCCTTCCAAGTTCCACTGCTTGACGCGCAAACCCAGTGGGTGAACTCGATCAGCAGCACGGGGACGTTCACCATGGAAAACGGCGGCGTGTATCTACTCCAGCCGCAAGCCGGTTCCGGATACATCGGCTTCGGGGCGGACGCCTCCGCGGCCGCCGTTGACGCAGGGGCGGGTAAGGGGTTGTTCCTCGACACCTACCAGGCTCTGCGCGTGATCGCTTCCGACCCGACCAAGCTTGTCTTGGGATGGACCGGGTCGGTTGAACTCCGCGTGCGCCGGCTCGACGTCATGGTGTGGACGACTCCGCAAGGCTGATGCGCGTCGCAGATTTCATTCTGGCGAAACCGCCACTGCTCGCCCTACTGCCGGGGAACGTACCGGCATTCTTGCAAGGCGCGGGAACGCTCAGCGGTTCGAAGGGTGAAGCCGTTACGTTCACCCGCGCGACCGCGAAGACGTGCCGCAAGGCTGACGGGTCTCTCGTAACAGTGGCGTCAGGTCATCCTGCTGTAGAGCCGGCCGGCGTCCGGCTCGAAGCGGCGCATACGAACCTCTTCAAGCGGAGCCAAGGCTACGACGATGCCAGCGTGTGGATCCCGCAGGGTCTCAGCGGCGCGTCCGCGCCCGTCGTCACGCCCGCCGCGGCGATCGGTCCATTCGGCGGCATGACCGCCTGCCGCGTGGACTTCGGCGCAGCAACGGCCGGTCAGAGTTCTGACATCTATCAGGAAGTCGCGATCGGTTCGGCTGGAACCTATAGCCAGGCCTTTTGGTTGCGAGGCGTGAGTGGTTCCGGAACGCTTTACTACTTAGTCTATGACGGGTCTTTCGAGACGGCCGTTGCTCTGAACTTCACCACGACTTGGCAGCGTTTCATTATCAACCGCAACCTGAACGCAACGCCAGCTGTCGATTTCTGCTTAGGCTTTTCGGACGCTGGCGTTTGGGCCGGCCTCGGCGGCCATGCTTCGGTGTACCTCGACCAGTGCGACTTGATTCAAAATCCCTACGCACTCAGCGAAGTGAAGACCACGACCGCCGCGGCGACGTGCAACAAAGACCAAGCCACGATGGCAGCTTCGTCTCTGCCAGCTAGCAGCGGTAAGCTCGAAGTCGATTTCACGCCGCTATGGGCATCGCACGCGGGCGCGACGCTGCTCGACACGCGCGACGGCTCCGGGAACAACGGCCTCGCGTGCTACGTCGTCGGTTCCGACATGACGTTCTACAGCGCCGGCGCCTCGACTGCGTCGTCTGTCTCGTCTTCCGGTGTCACTTGGGTTGCCGGTCAGACCTACCGGATCAAACTGGTATGGGGCGCGGGGAAGCTGTTCCTGTATCGCGATGACGTCTTGATCGCCTCCGATACGAGCGGTTCCGCTGTCATGCCCGCTGCCCACACAACTCTGCGCCTCGGCGACGGTTTCGCGGGCACGAGTCCGCTTGACGGCAATCTCAGTCTGAAAGCTTGGCGCGGCGTCGCAGGGGGCGCCTAGCTTCCGATTCCCGATTCATGGTAGGGGTGGTCTCAATGGGTAGGCTGTTACATCCCGAGAAAGCCGACGGCCTCGACGCACGGTTGCTGAAGTTCCTTCAGACCGCCGCCGACGAACTCGAGTTCGACGTTCTGGTCGTTCGGGGCAAGGAATCGGACGTCGAAGCTAAGCGCCTGTATGCACAGGGGCGGACGACTCCGGGCAAGATCGTCACCCACGCACCGGACGCCAGCCAGTCCGCGCACGGGCACGCGGGGGGTGTTGACGCGGTCCCACAGGTCAATGGGAAGGCTTTCCCGGTCCAAGACGACCCGGACTACCCCCAATGGGCTACGAACCTTCAGGCGCTCATTGCGTTCGCCCGGGCGTGTGGCTTGGTCTGCGGTGCCGACTGGCCTCCGGACCGCGTTGACCCGGATCACTTCCAGGTGCCCGACTGGCGCGACCTCCCGGTGGTGCCCTGATGGATCCGTCGCAGTGGGTCAAATCGTTGAACGACTATGTGCTTGCGACCGTCTGCGTCGCGCTGGCGATCTCGGTCGTTTTTCTCTTCAAAGAACTGATGAAGGCCAAGTCAGAAACTCTGACCATGGCGACGCAAATCCTTCCTGTTGCTCAACGACTCGGTGACGGCGTGATCGCCCTCGAGCGAATGACCGACCGGACGAACCGGGGTGATAATCATGGGTGAAAAACCGAAGTCTGTG